CTTTCAGAGTATTCAACCTTTAATTCAGATAAGTCTTTCTTTATTTGCTCAAGCTTAAAATCTTTATTAAATACAATCTTTCCATCTTTTATTGTTTCGCATTCTTTCAGCTTTACAATTTTCCCATTTACAAAATAGTTATCAGGAGCAATCTCTACTTCCTGATATTCTATTTCTTCAACGACATCTCCAGCCATTGTTGGAGCTATCATAGTAGCGTCTTTACTCATACTGAGTATCAGATGGGTATCTTTGTTGTACATCACCTTTAAAGTGTCTTTATCGAACTTTTTCAGTTCCTCATACCAGTCTTTATTATCTTTGTCAAAAATAGCGATGTATTTCATACCGTCTTCGAACTGTTTTATTTCTGTTCTTTCTACTTCGAATTTCATTTTTTACCTCCTAATTTTTACCCAAATGGAACGTTATACCAGTTGCTTCCATTCCCGCCACGTCTTACTTGCAAAGCCCGCATTTGCACAAGGTCAACAATGTGGTCATTATTCCCATTGACAAGACCTGTTACAACGTATCCATTTCTTTCTGTCGCCTGATTTGCATGTGCGATAATAGGGGTTATCAATCCAACTAACCTTACATCACGTACAGTGTCATTGTTCAGAGTGTTCCAGACAGTATTTAAATTTGAATCAATCGAATCCATTCTCTGATCTCTTGCGGCCATATCATAATTATCCATGATTTCGCACCAGTTTCCGCCATTCCTGTTCGGCACTTTAAAATAAGCTTTACCGCCATTCACATGGAATGTTCCAACATATGTTCCTTCATTATTGTACATATGTGCATGTAAAGGCATCCATGTCTCACTTTTATTTGCCCTTATCACCCAATCAACATTATTATCGACCCTATACCCTTTATTAAACGGAATATAAGGCGATAAATCAGGCTTTGGTGCTATTTCTTTAATTTTCGCATACGTTATTATCCCAGCCTTATTTTCTTCTGCTAAATCTGTGTATTTTACATAATCTTTATTAACTTCCGACTTAAAAGAATCAAACATTCCTACGGTCACAAGTGCCTCAGTATCAACAGATAATGAAACATTATCAGTATTACTTAAGTTGAATATAAGTTCCACTGTCACTGTACTCAAATTAATCCCGTTTGTTGCAGGCATGTAGTCGGAAGTCCCTGCAACGGTAACTGCAAAAAGAACTTCTGTTCCTGCTGTATCCTTTGCATAAATTCCTAAAGTTTCCATACCATAACCATTCATAAGTCCTGAGTTGTTGAACGTGGCTGTCACTTTAATCTGCGATGTTCCTATTTTCTCAACTTTGCTGACATTCACTGTCTGTTTTACTCCATCAATATTAATAAGCGTTTCAAGGTTTACTGTATCGGCCAGCTTATTGCTTGATGCAGATATCTTTGTAAATGTCAGCTCCGTTATTCCTGCGATTTCTCTAGTTATCAAATCTTTTCCCTTGTCAGTTATTCCTGTTCTTTTTATACTCGCCATTTCTATCCTCCTATCTCAATTAATGTATTTATATTGGTCACGGCTCCAACAGACACATACAGCGTATTAACAACTTTCGGTGTAAGTATATTGATACTGTTAAATCCTAAATTTGCAGGTAATATTGTCTTAAGCATGTTATTCAGTTCGTCGTATTTTTTCGCATCGTCAAACTTAGTTGTAATTCCCAGTTCATATACGTTAAAATTGGGCCTCAGTTCGTAGTTTCCAGCACCACATAGCTGATCCATTCTGTTCACAAGTACACGCCAAGTGTATGGTATCTGGTCGTTCCAATAAGTTAAAACCCTAAAAATTCTAATCTCCAGCGTATCATTTTCATACCTGTGCAGTCCCAGCATCTCTTCAAACTTGCTTATCCCATCCTCGTCACAGTACTGTATAAACTGATTATCAAACACCTTTCTAAGCAGTTCCCACAATAACCTCAACTCAGGTTCTTCTGATGCCATTATATTCCTTATTTCCCTGTACTCCTGCATAAACTGAGGGAGATATGACAGCAGGTTGACGTTAATATTTTCTAAAATCGTCATACTGTGATACCTCCCCATACAGGAATCTGATACTCTGTCAATTGTAAATTGTTAGGACTCCCGTTAATTGTTGTGTTCTGAATGTCCAAAATCCCATTTATGTCGAGTATTTTTGCTTCTATACGTGACACCCTTACAACCAAATTATTACTCACTTTTTCATTTTTCAATGCCCATGTTTTTCTCAGTTCAAGCAAGTAGTTCTTTACCACTTCCTCAACCTTCAGTTTTACAAGTGCCCATGAAAAATTAGGCTCAAACGTGATACTTGTATTAATGTTAATTGCAACATTGCTTGTACCCTGTACTGTGACGACATGCCCTATCGGTGCAATCCCGAGACCTCTAGCATCTTTGGTTGGATCCATAGTGTCCTGCACTTTTTTTATCAGAGTAGGGCTTGCCTGATTAAAATCGCTGTCAAGTATGGTTAATAAAACAGTTCCGCCACCATTCCATACTGGAGTTACTTTAACAGCTCCTACACCCTCGATTTCGTGCACTTTAAGTTTATAGTCAGATATGTTCCCTCCATATGCCTTCATGTTAAAACTGTCAAAGTATCGTTGCCGTAACTTTTCTGTCTCCTCTTCATCCTGTCCGGGAATTAAAAGTTCCGTTATCTCAGCTCTACCTAATCCGTTTATGTAGTCAATCGGAATTAAGTTTCCTGTTTTTCTTCCTCCGTCCCTTCCAGGAGTTTCGCATTCAACCTGATACTCATACAGATTTGTACCAGTATTGTGCTGTATGAATTTCGTAACCGTGTAGTTCAGCTCATCCAAATTAAATCTGCTACCCAGCGGTATTTCTATGTCAAAAACACCTTTCAGAATCGCTTTACTTGCCTTGTAGGGTGTTATCCCTCTTTCACTTGCCCTTTTTATTAGATTAGGCCTGCTGGCCGTATCTCCGAAAGTTTCCTGGAGTATTATTGATAATGCAAAATACATGTCTTCCAGTTCTTTTGCAGCAGGGGCAAGGGCGTCCCACATGACTGAGCCTTCCCTTTTATCCATGCTGTTTGGAACTCTTGCAAGCATCCGTTCCATTATTTTTTCGTAAGTCATTACTTCAAACATTAAGCTATCTGCACCTCCTTTTCCAGTTCCAGATTTCCAAAAATTGTGACTGCTTTAAATTTGACATGCACCGTTCCTCTTCTTAATGTCTCAAATTCAAAATCTGTCACGTCAAGTATTCTAGTATCCTGTTCCAATGCCTCTTTTACCCTTCTTTCAATTTCAGGGATACAGTAGCTTACAGGCATTCCAAACAGGTCTTCAAGCTCTATCCCATAATTCCATGAGTAAATTATATGTTTATATCTTTCTGTCCTTATTATTTTATAGATGGCCTGTTCCATTGCTTTCAGCTCATCCGTATAGTCTTCTATGACATTTCCCGATAAATCCATTTTATAAGTTTTTGTGGGTCGTTCTATTATCCTGATGTCCGAAGTCAGTCCGTCATTACGGGGTATCATTACAACCACTCTCCTTCCGTTTGAGAGTCTTTATATCTATCCAGCACAATGTAAGTCTGTCCGCCCTGTACTTTTAAAAGCACAATGTCCTCGCCGACCTTCAAACCGTTATGGACGGTTATCCGTTTTCTGCCCTTATATTCATGCTTATGACTTTTAATATCTGTCAAGGCACCTTCAACAAGTTCAAAGTCTTCCGTTTCGTGGCTCACTGATATATCGACATCATAGTCCCTGACAAGATGGGTAAGAATAAGATCATCCTCTTCCAGTATCAGTTTCTGATCTACCCTGACACTGATAGGATTCACGGATTCCACAGTACCTTTTCTGTGTTCAAACGGTTCTCCCGCATCATTCGTTGTTTTCGACAATTCTTTCAACAGTTGTACCAGTTCCGCCATTTTTATCACTCTCCTTTATCCCCATCTGTCCTATAAAGTCAATAGACATTACATGTTTCTGATATTCAAATTTATGCTTAACTTTATCCACTATCATATAGTTCTGCACTACTATATCCCCGACATTAAGTTTTATGAGCATACTTGAGCCACCTCTGACTCTTATGTCGCCGAAAACATTTTCCATTGCGAAATTTCTTTTTTTGTGATTATACAGCTTTAAAAGACTTTCCACTTTTTCCTTTATTTTTGCCTCAGTCATTTTCTCGTCCACGTTTTCAAAGTACTGTAAAACACCCCATGATTTTATGTTAAAAGGGTCTTTTACCATGTATATTTCCCTTGTTTTTGCCTCCTTGTTGACCCTTAAAAGCTTTATCTGATTATACGTTTTGTCATCTATGCTTGTGCTGTATTTATAATCAGTTGCACTCTTGTCGTCAAGAATGAGGTCGAGTATCCTCATTTTTTCATCTTCCTTAAGTGTAAGCTTTCCGTAATCGTCATAAAAAATGAACTGTTTCTTCGTGTTATATAGAGTTTCAGTAAGTGCATACAGTATCATGTCAAATAAAGTCTTGTTATCTTCTATCCTCTTTTCAATCTTAAATCCCGTGTCTTCCAGTTCTCCAACTTCAAGCTTAAAGTCTTCGGCTATTCTTTTTATTATTTCCGTTGCTGTCACATTTTTAAAAATGTATGTGTCCTTATTTTTCAGATATCTCAGCTGATCATATGCAGTAACTTTAATCTTACCTGATTTTGTTCTGCTACGCTTAAAGATATAGCCTAGAAAAAAAGGGACATCCTTGTATTTCACGGATACCCTGTTCCCTTCAGTAAATTCTATTTCTTCCTTAAGCACTTCAAATTCAAGTACCCCGCAACTACCTTTTCTTTCAGTTGTCCATTCAAGAGAAGTTACAAGCGGAATTAAAACCTGACCATTTTCCAGTGTTACTGTCAGTTCAATATCTTTTTCAAGCTCAAATTTTCCGACTGACTGTTTTATTGCCGCATTAATCCAGCTTTCCCTGTTCAGGTCTATCAGTTTGATTCCTTTCAAGTCCGGTATAACGCTCATTCTTTAAGCCTCACTTTCTGCCCCGGAATAAAGTCTGTTATTTTGTCAAAAGCATTAAGTTTCATGACCTCTGCCATTTTCTCAAGCCCACCTGTATGCTGACGGCATATGTTCCACAGAGTTTCCCCTGCCTCAGTTGTGACTATCCTGTCCAGTATTGCCGTTACTACACGAGGTTTCGTGATAAACCCCGAAATCTTGTCATCCAGTATCGTCAGAGCTGTTGCCCTAGGGTCGCGGTACTCCTTAAGCTTAATTTCAACAGGGATGTCCATGAACTCATCAGTATCGTCAGAATATGTAAACTCTTCGAGGGTGACTTTCATGTTTGTGTTAAAATACCCCTTCCTGTTCGGATATCTACGTGACACGATGAACTGGAACACTTTCCTGTCCCTTTTCAGTCGCTGAAGTTTATCCAGATAGTATCCGGGCTTATTAAACCCCTGCAGAGTATTCAGGTAGGGATATCTGAATGCAGGGAGGACAATTTTAAATGATATTTCCTTAAGCCCTTCGGACTTCAGCAGATTCACTTCAGACGCATTTATAAGTGACACAGTCTCATTCCTGTTCTTCATGCTGTATGTTATCTTATCAGGATTCACCGGAATCAGCATTCTGTCAATATAAATATCGTACATGTTAATGCACCCCCTCTGCCACAATGTTCATTTTCTCTTCTATCTTTTCAGTCAGTTTATTTATCACTTTATCAATGTCAGCTTCATTTTCTATTGTATTATTGTTATTCATTTCCACTTTTATTTCAGCTGTCGTGAACTGGTTGATGTGTTCCTGTTCTGCCAGTTCTCTCAAATATTTCAAATCTTCTTCCGTATCCTCGAGACTGTTGGCCATTTTTCCTGTATTGTCAGCGGTTTTTCCTGTATTTTTTCCTACACCGTTAGGGTCTTTTCCTCCACCGCCTCCGCCACCCGGCATTCCAGTTCCGGTCGGATCAAGTCCTTTCCCTCCTCCGAGGTCACCAAGTTCACCTTTCAGCATATCTTTTGTATTTTTGTAACCGTTCTTTAAGTCATTTTCCCATTTTTTCTGTTTCGCATTTCCTCTTTCTGCACCTTTCCTGTACGCCGCACCTGCATCTTTTTTGTCAAGCTTATAGTTTATCTCAGCTATTTGCGGTGCTGAGAAATTAGCCCTTGCAAGTTGCATTGCACCTCCTGTCGAAGTAGGCAGGTTAATCCCGATTGCAGACAGCAGAGGGGCCGCACCGCTCATTGTTTTTAAAAGTCCGTTAATGAACTTGTCCGCCTCACGCATTATCCAGTTAAATGCATCTATGAATATGTTTGCAAAATTTGACAGTCCTTTCGCCGCACTTCTTATAAGCCCATTTATACCTCTTATAATTCCGTTTATGGCAGATATTATCGCGTTGACTATACTTGCCCATATATTCCATAACATAGCCTTCATCCAGTCGAATGCTCCCACGACAACCCCTGTGACTGTAGCTGTTTTTGTCATAGTTTTGATAAGATATATCATTCCTACAACTAAACCTATCACAACTGCAATAACCGCTATTATGACAACCACAATCCATGTTCCAGGGAACGCATATATCGCCGCGTTCAACCCATATTGTGCCGTTGTAGCCGTGAAACTTGCTCCAGCCATTGCCATATCAGCCGCCGCTTTGAATCCCGCCGCGGTGTTATAAGCCCATATTGCAAGAGTCGCTATTCCTTGAGCCAAGGCATATGCCCCCATTGCAATTGCAACAGCTATTACGACCGGCCTGATTAAATCCCACTTGTCGTATACCCAACCTGCCAATTCCAGTGCTTTGTCAAATACTGTTGTCATCACTCCGGCCACCATTTCGAACGTACTCGCCATGCTTGTTGCCATCGACTTAAATTTCTGACTGTTCGCCACCTGATTAATCATTCTAAGCAGAGGGTCAAATGTCCTTAGTGCAAAGTTTCCTGCTTTCACCCAAACTTCGCCCCAGGTCATAGGTAGTTTAGAAAAGTCCCTGTTGATGTCATCCGTCATCCCCAGTACTGCTCTTCTCACTACATCTGCGGTTATTTTCCCTTCAGATGCCAGTTTTTTAAGGTGGTCTTGAGATACACCCATTTCCTTTGCTATTGCCTGAGTGATAAGTGGAGCGTTTTCCCTGATACTCCTGAACTCGTCTCCCTGTAGTACTCCTGACGCAAGTGCCTGGTTAAGCTGCGTCATCGCTCCCGCAGTTTCAGTTGCGGATGTTCCCGCCACTTTAAATGCTTTTGTTGCGTTACCCATGAACTGTATTATCTCAGCATTATTTGAAAATCTTTTTCCGGCAAGGATTCCGAGCTTGGCCACATCATTTGTAAAACTGTTCAGTGGAACTCTCGCCTCCTGTGCCATTTGATATGCCGCATTTTTTAAGTTACTTTTCTGGGCAGATGTATCCGTTATCAGATTAAGCCTTGCATCTATTGTCATAACCTCGTCGGATATCCCCGCCAGTTTCTTTGCACCGTTAATCAAAGCATACATTCCAACTGCGGCTTTCAGTTTATTCATCAGTCCATTCATGGCTTTATCTCCGCCATGTATTGAACTGTTCCACTGTTGCTGTTTTGCCGTATTCTGCTGTGTCTGAGCCCCTGCTCCTACAAGTTCTGTCTGCAGATTCTGCAGTTCTGCATTAGCCCTTGCTATGTTATCTTTCATTGAATCTAACCCCTTTGGGTCTATCTTTTTATTGTCCGCCGCTTCCATAGTGGTTACAAGACTGCTCATGGCACTTGCCATCTTAAGCACGGGAGCAGTCAGCCTGTCCATCATCTGAATCGAAGAGCTTATTGTTCCCATTAGCATCACCTCCTTGCTTTGGACTTCATTTTCTGCATTTCCTTTTTCTCATTTTCAACTTTTAATCTTATACTTGCTATGATAAATGCTTTTTCTTCAAGACCGAGCTCGGCAAAATCGCCCGGCATTATTTTAAGCTTGTGGAGGGCGTAATGTGCATACCCCGCCATTGCATCCTCCTCTATCAGTTTTTTGCTTCTTCGATTTTTTCTTCCATGATATCTTTATCAAAACCGCATATTTCCTGTACCTTCTCTGCCAAAGCGTTATACTCACCCGGTAAAAGCATAGCAGATAAGAGCTCCTCTGCAGTCATTACTGCGTAACTGTCCTGCAATTCCTTATTATTTAAGTTAGGATATACTACACATGCAACAAGTAGTTTTTTAAGATATTCAGTGTAATCCAGTTTAGGCATGTATACGTTTTTCTTAATCTTAACCTGCGAAGTACATTGATTTCTTAGTTCGTCATCCGTTTCATTTCCTATAGCCCTGATTTCCCATTCCAATGGCTTTCCGTCCTCTCCGACAAACCTGTCAGAAATTACAACTTTTTCATTTTCTACCTGCTTTGCGTTTCCTTTAAAAAATCCTTTTAAGCTATCCATTATTAATTTCAACACCTTTCCAATTAGTATTATTGATATAAAAATAAGCAGACACACGGTTGTATCTGCTATAAATTCTGCTACTTCCTCAGGGTTTGACAGCCAGCTGAAAAAATTTTCCAACATTATTGCATTCCCGGTAAAATCTTAAATTTTTCAGGAATTTCGAAGGATTCAAATGTAAAGTCGAATTCGTCTTCCAAATATTCTGCATCCGCATCTATACTTGCAAGAGTTCCTCCGTCTATGTTACATCCTTTCAGTATGACTGTCTGTCTTCCTACTGTCGAAGTAGGGTCTTCGTTCACAAGCTGCATGTCAAAATATATGTCTTCTCCAGTATTCTGATATTTAAGTAAAAGTTCCCTGAAAAGAGAAGTGTTGTAGTGCAGTTTTGCACTTCCTGACCCTTCCCAGCCTGTGGCCTTGTTCCCCTTTCCTGAACGCCCCATGATGGGAACTTTGGTTTTTGTCTTCTCCATTTCCGCTTTCACGGAAATAACTTGCATTAAAAGATATCTGTTACCTTCTATCGTGACAAAACATCTTCCCATGCTTCCCGATACGGCATCCCTACCGTTCATTGTTGTGCTCATTTCTTACCTCCTTATTCATTTAGCCTAGGCCACTATGACACTCATGTATAATTTTTCCATCGCCGCAACAGGAGTGACCTTATCCGTTACAAGCACCGATTTCTTATCTTTCCCTTTTTCAACTGTTACATCCTCAGCAACAAAGTTTTCAATTGCCCTGACTCTCTGCAGTTCCTTGTGATGGTCAACGATATTATCTTTAAGTGACACCCTTCCATCTTCGTCATTGTCTACTTTTCCGACGAACGACTTGTTGAACAGTTTTGCGATGTCCACGGCAATCTGATCAAGTACTCTTATCACCTGATTAGACGTAAAGTCATCATTCTTATCTACCGTGATTGATGTGAACGTATTTATGTCCGTAAGAACAACGGGCTTATTATCAGCCTTGTGGAACAGGAATTTTCCTGCTTTTATTCCATTTTCCAGTGCTGTCTGATTTTCCTTAAATTCAAACGTAAAATCTCCGTCGTAAACTTTATTCGAGACAGATTTGTTGACAGGGCATCCCGCTTCTGCTCCGGTTACCCAGTACACTGCAGACGATTCCTTGTCATCCTTGGAAATAGTCTTATTTTCAACAGAAATGACACCTTCATGGTCTGCATATGCCCCTCTGTAGACTACAGTCTGGAACTTAGCTCCAACTTCATCCCGCATTCTTTTCGTGAACTGTATGTAAAGCTTTTTAATTGTTTCGTCAGTTGCAAGACATCCCAGTGTGTTGAAATAATAAGTTTCAATTTTATCCAGAAACTTCTGATATTCTGTTCCTGTCACTGCACTTCCATTTGTTCCGTTCTCAAGTGGTTTTGCAACTGTCGGGGTTAATGTTGCCCCTGTTTTAAAATCCACAAAATCATTATTTACTAAATCCTTTGCTGTTTTTACTGTCTGAACATCCACTTTTTTATTGTCAAGCAGAGTAGTCACATCAAACATTGCAGGAGCGTCAACATTAGCCGCCACTGTTATTTTAATGCTATTCCCTCTTTCACCTGCATATTTTGCAGTAGCCAGGTCATTACTTGCCTTTGACCCTTCATTCAGCTTATAGCAGTAGACTGTCTTCGCGTTAGAAAATAAATCCCTTAAACCTTTCATTTTTTCATGGTCATAGCTATATCCAAATATTTTCAGACTGTTTTTCTGAAAATCTGAGTTTTCAACGGTAAACACTTCCCCGTCAACCCCCCAGTCAAGCTCCATTGCCATTGCTGCATAACCTCTGTCAGCAAGTGATACGATAGCTCTTGCTAGACTGACAAAGTTTATATAAGTACCCGGCAAAACCTTATTCTGAAATAACCATGTACCTCCTCCGTATGCCATCTATTCCACCTCTCTCTTTAAAAATTCTTTTATTAAGTTATCCACTTCGTCAAAAGTGTATTCCTTGTCTTCTTCAAGCATTACTCCGAGAATATCCTTCTGCATTTCATATTTTTTAGAATTGTAAAGTTGTTCTTTTGTAAAGCTTGAATTTGTTTCGTTTTTCTTAGCCATTCTTTATGCCTCCTTCTATCGAAAGACTTTCCATCTTATCATTTTCCTTTTTCTCACGAATAAAATAACTGAACTGAATAAAGCTGTGCATATTCCCATCCTGTATCTCAGTTTTTCTCTCAGTGCCTCTCAAGATATCTCCATTTTCCAGCATTATTAGGTTAGTGATACTATTAAGTTTTTCAATCACATCATATATTTCCCTCGAACTCTTTTTATTTTCATCAGCTATGTAATCAACCCCGAACACTGTCACAGCTTTATATCTTAAGTCAACAATCTGAGTTTTATCAGTGCTTATGACATGCACGAAAAAACAGGGCTCTTCGAAATTCTGAGGAACCTGGTTGATGTAAATCTTTATCCCGAATGTTTCCTTCAGCTTTCCAGTCAGTGCATTCAATATGTCGTTTATCATCCTCCAAGCACCTCCTTTATCCACGCTTCTAGTTTCTTTTCAATTATTTTTGGAAGTTCCTTTTCCAGCTCCAGTTCTGCTTTTGTAAGAAAAAACTGTCCTGACACCCATGATTTTTTTAACAATTTTCCGATTGCCGGAACATACCTTCCTGGAGTCTGTCTGTGCCCAAACTCGACATAAGACGCATATTCAACACTATTTGTTATTGTCACCGTATATCCTCCGCCTGTATTGACTGCTTTCGCCCCTATACTTGCGTCCCAGCCACGTCTCAGTGTTCCTCCTGTGTGTGAGTATTCCTTTGTCACAGTTTCACCGTTTTTCTTATATGATACTTTCTTAATCCCGTCTTTCACAGGAGTTCCGTCCTTATTCAGTTTGACCTGTCCTTTCCTTTTTCCAGTTTTATATTTCACTTCTTCCCCAAAAGTAGGCTTATAGACAGGCGTTCTCTTGATTGCTTTGGCAAGTAACCTTGCACCCAGTTCGTTTGTTATGTTCTCAAGCAGCAGTGCCGTATTTGCCTGACTTAATGTTTCAGCGGCTTTTCTTATTTCCGAAAAGTCCACTTTAACTTTACTTGTTCCCATTTAAGCACTTCCTTTATATGCTTCAAGCACTATTTCCTGATGATTCGTATAAACCGCCGAAATTCCTGAGTGCTTATATTTCCTTGTTATTCCGTTCTGAGTTACTTCAATTACGCTACCCGGAGGAACATAGACATCAGGAGCAATGAACAGTTTCACGACCTGAGAACTCACAGCAAAAGATTCCGTCTGATTGGTCTGACTGATATTCTTAAAACTTAACCGGCAAGGCAGATTTTCAAATAACGTCACTTCTGTGTGAATTGTCGCTCCATATTTGTCTTCAGTATCTTTAAAACCAAATATATTACAAACTCCAGTCCATAGTGACTGTATAGCTTTTTTTGCCTTTTCTAGTTCCTTTACCATACTATCCTCCTATATCTCAAGAGTTCATCCTCTCCTCTTGTCATCAGATACGTCGTGAAAACCTCAAATTTGTCTCCCTCGCTCTTCGTATCTTCAAAGACTACCTTAGTATCACCTTCGCTTATTTCCTTCGCCACACGGTCAAAATCTAAGCCTTTCAGCTCAAGCTGGTTAAGTGATTTCTTAAAATACAAAAACTCACCTGTACTCCTGTCAACCCAAATATGCTTCAAGCCTTCAGAAACCTTGTTCTGATTAGTCTTATTTTTAATATAAGACTTAACCTTTTCGATACTCTGTTCCAATAAAAATAAGTCGGCATCTACGACTTCATAGCTTACCGACTTTAATGTTTTTATCACGTCTTCTTTAATATTTTCCACATACTCCATGCCCCGCACCTACTTCTTTGGTTTTTTGGCTTTTTCTACTTCTTTTTCATCTTCTACTTCTTTTTCATCTTCTACTTCTTTTTCATTTTTTCCTATTTCTTCCGTTTTCTCCAAATCGTCTATCTTTTTTCCTCCCGGGTCTTCTTCAGTGCTAACTTCAGCATCAATTTCCACTTCATAACCATGATCCCTGAACCATTCGATTAAATTTTCGTTGTCAGTGTTTCCGACTCCGTTAACAAAAGTTACTCCTGCACTTGTCCCTGTATATTCCTGATTCGGTGATTTTATTACAGCCATCTAAAGCACCTCCTACTTAACTTTAATCTTTCTGAATATCCCTGCGGCCTTTGTCGCCTTCAATGCAACTGCCGCAACCATTTCAACTTCTCCAGTCTTAACTGCTCCTGCTGTCTTATAATCAGGCAACCATGATTTGATTAATCCGTTTCCTGTCGGAGCGACTCCGTGGAATCCGTCCATTCCAAATCTTACAGCATACAGTGATGTTTCCCCTGTTCCTGTTTTTGTTTCAGAAACTGGGTCATTTGTTCCAGGTTTAGCACCAAGATTGATTAACGGGATTCCCGCATACATTTCAACCTGCTGACCAAAGTCATTCATAGAAGTTGTATACATCGAAGTTCTTCTTGCACATGCTCTTATTCTTGCAATAAGCTGTAAGTTCCCTGCTATCATGGAAGGTGTTCCGTCAAGTCCCATCAGAAATTCATCCAGCATGTCAAGGAAAGCTTTGTAGTTAGTATCTATTGCGGCTGAAGTAGATAAATCTATTGCGGCTCCCGGAATAAATTCTGTTGAACTTCCTGTGATTGCTTTTTCAAGTCCGTCAAACGCCTTACTGTTCACTGCACTGTCTCCGTTTATTACAGTGTTGTTAAATAAAGCAGATGCGGCTTTTATTTTCTGCGACATCTGTAACTGCACTTCTGACACTATTCCACCCATATCTGCAATAATTCTGTCAATCTGGAATGACCCCCCAAAGATTTTTAAGTCAACATTGTGTCTTTCTTTAGAAACTTCAGCAGGTGTGTATTCGTGATTGACTTCCCTGAAGTCCGCAGTTGGTTGTGTTTTCAATCTTGAGTATCCGTAAGTCATTGTAGTTCCTCCTCCTGTCGGGGACACTACATTGTCAAACGGTATGTTGTTCATAATAAAATTACTCTTTGCAAATTCGTCAATCACCCCAATCTGCAAATCGTCCTGTACATTCTTTTTAGCTTCTGCTAATGTTATCGGCATATAAGCCACCTCCTAATTTTTATTTAATCTGTTTGTGTAAATTTTGCCATTATGGCATCGGCCAGAGATTTTGGAGCATTGCTTTCTCCATTCCCTGTATTTCCTTCGCCAGGTTTAACTCCTGCGAAATTAGGCCCTTTTTGTTTTCCCATTTCAACGGCTTTAAACAGCATTTTGCTGTCTTCCGCTTTTTTCAAACTTTCAATCTGTTCATTGATTCCAAGCAGTACATCACCGTCCATTTTGATTTTACTCATATCCAGTAACGCTTTCACTGCTCTGACATTTAAAGCATCTGCTCCAAGCAACGCCGTGTCCACTGCTCCTGCCAATTTTATTTCCGCAAGTTCGGCATTATATTTATCCGTTGCGGCCTTATTCTCATTCTGCAGTGTTTCAATTGTCTGCTTCAGAGTTTCAATGTCCCCAGTACTGTTCTTAAGTGTTTCAAGCTGTTTATCTCTGTCTGACAAGTCTTTCTCAGCCTGTTTCTTTGCATTGTTCACTTCATCAAATCTTGCTTTCGGGATAAACCCTTTCAGCTGTTCAGTATTTACTGACAGCACTTTTTCTGCCTGTTCCTCAGTCAGCCCAAGTTTCAACAGATCTTCTTTGTTCATAATATGCTCACTCCTTCATTTTTTACGCTGTATGTCAGCGGTATTATGTCTGATTTGTTCTTTTACGCCTGCAAATTCTAAAAAGGCGAAATAAAAAAGAGCAGTCGTTAAACCGCTCTTGAATTATTACTGTTCTTTATCACTCTTGTACAAGTTCTCTAAATCTGAAATTTTAAACGTTAAATCTTTCTCTTCTTCAAGAACTTTCATCATAAATTCAAAAAAATCCCTGTGTAACTTTATTTCATCTTCTCTAAAAGGACTATCCAATCCTTTCCAGGATATCTCATTTTTCTTTTTCTGGATCTCTTTTTCTTTATTTTTCATTTCCTTGAAAGCTTTATAAAGCCTGTGGTTTTTTGACAACATGTCTTTTTCTCCTATATTTCAGTTTCTTTTCCTTAGCTTTTTGTATCTGTAAAACTTCTGCAACATTTTCAAAATTTACATTCTCAAGTTTTCGCGGATCCATATTTAAGTCGATATCTTTCATTTCAAACAAATTTCTAGATAATTCATGTATGTATTTTTCATCTATCGCCGCCATATATCTTAATTCGTAATTAGTAAAAAATGTAAAATCATCATTACTTAACCCCCATTCATGTAATCCCTCTGGATGATTATGTGTAAAGTATGAATTTTTATAAGATATATTCATTTTATGTAGAGATATCGAACCCGCATCACCTTTTGCCACATAAATCTCTCCACTTTCGGTTATTACCATCGCACTTTCATAAGTATTTTTTACTATTTTCTGCTCATATTTTCTTAACAGTTCTACAGGATTATTATACCCTGTATTTTTTATATTGCCAAGTTTCCTATAACGTACGTCTTTCTCCAGGACAACCGTTTTATTTCCTGAACTCAATCCTTTAAAACTATCTTCTACTTCTATTTTACTAATCAATTGTTTTACCATACTCATTTGCAAGTTCCCTCGGTTTAGGGCTTGTCATAAACTCCGAAAATGCTTCTGCAAATGTTTCCTGAGCATCTGTAGTTGCGTAATCACTCAATTTTTCTGCTATATCCCCAATTTGTAATTTTAATTTTCTAAATATTTTAGGCCTTATTTTACTTGATACTAAATTCGAGGCTATTTTTTTGTTAGGAGGCTCCCCAAAAACTTTCGCATTAAAGGAGAGAAAGTCATCGACTGCATGTCCTATTTCATGCATTGTTATACCTTCCCAGGTTGTTCCTTCTGGAAAATATCCTCTCTCTACAAGTTTAGCTACTTGTTTTTTAAATTTTTCCAAATTACCATAGTAAATTTTATTGAAAGTTATTCCTCCCTGACCTGTCCCAATATTGCAGTTTGCAAAATGCTTTGGATCTTTCAGTTTATGAGTGTTAAAAGCGGCCAATCTGCCTTTCATCTGAGGATATCTTTCAAATACTTTTTCATAAGTCTTATGAACAGATTTTGCAGCTTCGAGTTCCATCCCCTCGTAAGAAAGCAGTTCATTTGAATTAAAACTGTCATTTTTATAAAACCAGTTCTGCGATTTTGTAAACTCCTCCATCTCCTCTATTGAATTAATGTCATCAAGAGTCTTCTGTTTTTTAGATGTTTTTTTCGGTTTATCTGTTAGCTCTGAATTATTATCAAGATATTTTTCTTTCCAGTCCTTATACGTGATGTCCGCTGGAACATACTCCGTTTCTCCTGTTTTCTCATTCCTTGCGGCTCTTTCACCTTCCATGTCATCAAAGTAAGGAGCCGTAGTAGTTCGGCACCTAACATGAAATGGGTTTGCAGTGACTCCGACTTCGTAATCTTTTAAATCAAATACCTTACCATCCATATCCTGACATATGTCCGATGTCCTGTTATCCAGTGTGGCCACTATTTCGTACTTTTCCACACCCAAGTCCTGATAACTTTTGAGTCTTGCTATGCTTGAATATGCGGCACTCTCAGTATACACCAGCCTTGATGCATTTGCTTTCGACACTTTCATTTTCTCGGCTATTTTATCCGCCAGTTTCTCTAAACTGTCGCCTCTGATAAATGCCTGTGTCATTTCCGTATGCAGAGTATTTATAAGCTTGTCCTTGTCTTCCCATATCCTGTCGCTAAAGTTTTTGCCATCAGGAGCCCATGGCTTTTTAATAACCGTATTTACTAACTTGTCATTCAGACTGTATATGTTAGTTCCTACCCCTGTACCCTTCGCTATCTGAAAAGCCGTACGGTTGTACTGGTCTTTATAAAGATTTTTAAGATAACTTTCAAATCCACTTTCACGGCCATTATAAAGTTTTTCTATTTCTCCTCTTACCTGTAACCTCATAGCTTCAAGCCGTTCAATGTGTACTCTTGCACTTGCGTTCTCAAGTTGTCTGCTCCAGTCCTTCTTGATTCCATTTTCCTCTCCGTGTTTGATGTATTCGTCAAGTGTCCATTTGAACTCCTTAAGTTCTTTGTCATTCAGTATCTTCTTAGCTTCCACAAGTGATACATCGTTATTCTTAGCTATTCTGTTGTACCATACTTCGATATCCTTGTTCATTCTCGCGATAGCCCTCTCGTATTCCAGTTGCTGTCTCCGAAATTCGTCTCCTGCTATCTTGTTAAGCCGTTCCTCTTCCTCGATAAATCTGTCCTGCCAGTATTTCTTACTCATCTATATCATCAGAGTGATTGTGTTCTCCAAATCCTCCATAATCTTCCATTTTCTCCTGTTTTTCTTCTCTAATCTTTTTCAATTCCTCTTCCACATTTACCGACCATGGATGCTGTCCAATTATAGTTTCCTGCGATAATATCCCAACTGATTTCTGACAGTCTTCAATTGCCTGACTTTCATTCACTAAAATATCTCTGTTGAAAATTATATCCAGTTTTTCGTCTTCAGATATACCTGATCCCGTATTTCTTAAATGATTATTTACAAACCATATAAGATTTTCAAATGATGCCTTAAATTCCACTTCCATTGAGTTTGCATCCAAATCTATATCCGAGTACATTGAACGGATATTCAGCTGATTTGGATTAGCTCCGAGCGTTTCACTCTTTGCGTCAAATCCTCTTCCGTTTTCAATGATGGCCTTCTTAAATATATCAACCAGAACTTTATAATTTTCATTGTTTACTTCGATTTTTAATGAATCGACTCCACCTTCTCCTGTTTCGTCTGAACGTATCGGAATTACACCGTGAACTCTCAGATTGTGCCTAAACTCGCTCCAGTCTGTCCCGTCATAGTTCTTCACAATCAGAATTGTATTTCTAGGGTCTTCTTCCACCCTGTCCTGCATCACTGATATAAGCTCATTCAGTGCATCCTGTAAGGATTTCACTCTGACAAGCAGAGGCATTTCTGACTCATCATATCTAAATGGTATTACAGGCAGTTTTAACCAGTTGTATCCCTGCACATCTCCGTTATTATCTTCAAGTTTCAGATACGATTCAGGTTCCCTGTCAGCCATAAGGGAGTTATTCCAGTTATAATATTCAACTCCCGTTTCCCTATATACTTCAACCTTTGTTGACGTCTGAAATCCTCCATCCTTGAATTCTTTAACTGTATAAAGTCTTACTACATAGTCAAGTTCTTCATGTTCTTCGTCTTTCCATACTGGTATCACATTCCGGCCGTCAAATCTTTTAAATTTAAGTTTCCCATCATTTCCAATATATACGTATAACCAACCTATGCCATATTTATATGCATCTTTTCCTACCATCCTGAGAAGTTTCAGAAATCTGTCATTGATTATACCCTTCAGTGACTCTGTATATTCATCATTGTCAGACTGAAATGTGGGAGTTTTTGAAAGTAGGTAATTTGTCTTCTGATCAACAAGTTTTGAATACTGATTATCAATAAGTTTGGCAACCTTGACATTCTTAAGTGGTTCCAGTTCTCCGTTTTCATTTATCATATCCCTATGCCTGTTCAATACATCATGCTGGCCAACGTAATATTTATGACTGTCTTCCATCTGTTTCTTTTTTCTTGACATAAGGAAGTCGTTTATTAATCTTTCAAGTTCATTTCCCATCTTTTTATTTCTCCTAAACAGTTTTTTTATAAAATTAAACATTTCAAATCTCCTTAGAGTGTGTATTTACCTTTCACATTTGTTCTTTCTGCCACTCCTGTGGTTGCGTCAGGGGCGTCATCGTACTTATTTTTCCCTTCCTTCTGGTATTTATTCATTGCAGAGTAATATTCAGGCCATCTGTCCCTCCAGTTTTTAGGAAAATATATGTGGTCCATTACCCAGGTGCTGTTTGATATAATTCTTGCCGTCTTATTTTTCGACTGATGGAACCATGTAACCCTGCAGGAGTTCGTGTGGTGCTCAAATTTTAAAATTCTTTCAACGTTACGGGCAAAACCCCGTCCACCATTATTACTCTCAATCACAGCTAAATTTACTTCATTTTCAAAGTGTCTTCTAGCTGTCTCCTTTTCAGTTATTTCCATTCCTTCCTTCGTGTAATAGACGTCCAGTACATATGCTTCCTTGTTATATTCCCCGTATATGATACTGCACAGATAGTCACTCCCTTGATCCGCTGTATCTGTGTAGCTGCATATCCTGTCAAATTCAAAATCTATTCTGTCATAAGTCTTGAATGATGTGTACAGACGCCCTTTAAGGTCTATCGGTTCCTGCTGGTAATTGGCACTTGCTATATCCTCACCCATCGTTTTTTTCTTTCTCAGATACTCTTCATAAGTAAGAACCTTATCGCATAACATTGTCCCGTCATTCTGAAGGGCCTTCATTTTTACCTGCTTTATCTTGTACCCTGTTCTTAACATTTCATCATAAGCTTTTCCTGCTAAATCATTTGAGTGCCAACGTGTCATTATGATTATTATCTTCCCATTTGTTTCAAGTCTTGAAAGCATCGTATTTGTGAACCACTCCCAGTGTTTTTCCAGGACATTTTCGTTATTCGCCTCCTCGGCGTTCTTAATCAGGTCGTCAATTATGATTATATCCGCCCCAAAACCTGTCGCAGTTCCTGTCGGCGAGGTTGCCAGATAGTTACTGTACTGGCCTTCCAAGCTCCACAGGTTCATTGCCCCATCACCCTTTTTAATTTTGATATCCGGAAATATGTCGTTGTAAACAATCTTATCCGGATCGGCCTTTATTTCAGAAATTGTATTTCTCACAGCTTTTGAAAATACCGTTGACAGTGTCTCGTTGTATGAACCTGTCATTATTTTCTTTGAAGAGTTTCTTCCAAGCAACCATTCGACGAACATTGTGGCCGTCCTTGATTTCCCGTGTCTCGGTGGCAGATTGATAATCAGTACGTCGTCCTCGGATTCGACGAATTCCTGCATATCCTGACACAGTTCTAACAAATAACTTCTATCACTTTCATAAAAATCAGGTGACATCAGATGGCAATAAAAAAAGAACTCACGCTTTGCAAGTTCCAGTTCTGCCTGTCTTATAAGTTCCCTATTTCCCATTTTTAATTATTTCCTTCAGTTCTTCAGTTGTCAGACCTGCGAAAGGGTTGCCTGTCTTGACTTCACCCGAAAGCTGTATTTTATCGTTAAACATTCCGAGATGTCTTCCCAATAATTCCAATGCCCTCTCTTTACTGCAGAAACTCACTTCAATTCCAAGTTTGGTCTCCTTCACTCCTGAAATACATGCTCTCTGTTCTTCTGTTAGTTCTGAAAAATCTTTTATAACAACCTTTGAATATTCCCCTCTTTCTGTTTTGAACTTCTTGACACTGACAATCGAAGTTATATCCGTAAAAGCCAGTCTCGCTATTTCCTTAAGTACTTTATCCTGTGTTATTTCCGTTCTTTTTGCTCTTTCGTCCATTCTTTTCTGTATTTCTTCAGCAACGTTAGTATTTGTTAGTAATTTACTTCCATTAACCCTTGCTGTCTCCTCACTTTTTATATTTTTGTATGCCTTCTTGTATGCCCTTGTGGCATTAAGGTCTTTCAGATATTCATTTACGAAAATCTTCTGCTTATTTGTCAATGTCTCCACCTCCATTTCTCAAAAAAAAAATAAAAAAAAGACAGCTTTCACACTGTCTTCTGATAGCCAGGCGTATGGCTCATGAATCCCGCCTCGGCAAAAAATATCTCAGATTTCCTAAAACCTTAAATTTCCATTCTAACCTATTATAACACATAGAAATTTATATACAAGGGCACGAAAGGGGCATTTTCATTAATTTTTTTTAATAATTCATTATATCCTGGATTACATTATCTGAAAAAATTAATACCCTCAACCTGTTGATAAGTCTATTTTTGTTACGTTTTATTGTCGTAATATCAACATTAAATTTTCCTGCTACATATTCGAGGGTCATTTCCTCGAAATATTTTAGTTCGATAATTTTATAATACTTATCATCCTGAATATTTTTTAGTGCATTTTCCGTCATACTTATAACATGCTCAATCCGTTTTATTTCATTTTCGCAGTTCTCTATCAGATTTTCGATTTTTTCGACTTCTGATAGATATATTTTAGTCGATTGAACATTTACACCTGTTTCTTTTTTCGAAAGCAGGACGGGGGCGTTATGTAAGCCTGAGAGCCTCTCACGTTTGACCTCTATGGCCCCTTTTAAATATTTCAGCTCGTATAATAATTTTTCTGTCCGCTGGAAAGGGGTCAAGTTTTTCTGAATCTTAAATTCCTTATCCTCCTTCAAAATCTTTGCCACTTCCTCCGCTATCGCTCTTGCCGTTGCCATTAATATTCCCCCTTTGTCCGCTCTTTCGTATTTCTTAGCCACACCTCATGATGCACTTTCAGAAACTCTTCTTCCGTTGCCCCTGTGTGTTCTGCTATCTTTAACATTGCACCGAAGATTCTGTTTTCTGTTTCTTCAGCCATGTTTGACAGTATTATAAAAGCCGTTTCAAAATCCGGATAGAACTTTTTCCAAAAATACATATCGTGATATCCTGTATTTCTGAAAGTCAGCTGATTGATGTAGCTCAGATAGAAATGCATGCAATCCGATAATTCCTCCAATGCTTTTCTTCTGTCAACTGGTTTGGTGTGATTTTTCCAGTAGTTCCAGTCGCTCTTAAGCTCCTGTCCGAGTTCTCCAAGTTCAGTAAGAAATGCAACGCATGTTCTTCCCGGAGTTCTTTTTCTGATTGTTTCTTTTTTGTCGAATTTCCTGTCAAGTACCGCCTGTCTTTTCAAAAGTTCTTCTATATCAAATTTCTTTAGTGCTTCCATCTTTTTCCTCCTCATATTCTTTTAAGTACCAAGTCAAATAAGTGTGTGCCTTTTTATAGTCTTCCAGTCCGTTTTTCTTCTCCGCACGGATTAGATACTTCATGATGTTTCCTTTACAAAACGCTTTAAAGCCTTCTTTTCCAAGTGTGGCCTTTATTACATCAATACTTTCTATGTTAAGTCCTTCAAGTTTGTAGTGCTTAGGACTTTTAATATTATCGTTATCATTTAATTTGATTTCTCTGTTTCTAATTAACTTAATTACTTTTTTTGACATTTATAATCCCTCCTATTTTCAGATTTTTAAGTTGCCACTCATCAAATTAGGCAACATTTTATCTTTCAATTCCGATAAATATCTATTTTCTTCATTGTTGAGAAAATGAATCATAGTTCTCCACGTGTTCAATGTCATCAACATAAGTGACGTAATTTCTGATTTATCCATATTCTCAATTTTCAATTCTTTAGATTTTGTTGTCCTAATATATTTTTGAGTTGGAAGTTCTATTTCTAACTTTAGAATTTCTTTTATTGTTTTATTTATTTCTCTAGTTGTTTCATCAGATTTAGTAGCATTTTCAAAAACTTCTAAAAAACCAATTTCTTTTGCCCATGTTTCATTTATAGTAAGCTTATTTTCATTTTTTTGAATCATCACTCTCTGTAAATCTGTGAGTATATCTTCATAGCTTCTGTTATATTTTTCTTTTGTTTTTGTTTCAATATACCGTAGTGGTTGCCAATTTTCTTCTTGTATTTCAGTATTTTTGATAGTTTTAGAGAAATTTACTATGTTTCTTTTTTCTGTTATACAAGACAATATTGTTGCTATCTGTTCATCAGAATATGTTTTTAATATTTTTGTGTAAACTCTATTTTTAGTATGATCCTCTCCATTTTGTTTTCTTTCTTCTTCTGTGAAAAAATTTTTGCAATTTAAAAAACTTATTTCTTCTGAATCTTCAAAAAATAATACTGTTGTCGGTATAGCTGTACTTTCAAACATAGATTCAGGGTTACTTATAACCGCTTTTATTTTGTTTTTACTCCTTAAATATTTTCTTGCTTCTTTTTCTTCGCTTGAGCCCATAACTCCATTTGGTAAAATAAAAGCTGCCTTTTCTTTAACTCTTTCAAGCATTTTTAAAATAAATACAAAGTTCATATTTTTGAGTAAAACTTCACCGTTATATTCACCTCTTAAATTAAAAGGCGGATTACTTATTCCTGAACTGAAAGCTGGGTATTCAAAGAACATAGAAATCTCTATTTCTGAAAATTTTTCCCCTTTTGTTAGTTTATAAACCGTTTTTCTTTCGCCAGTTAAAACATTTCCATTTATCACATAACCTTCAATATTCCTAATTTTCAAATTGAAAATCAGAAAAGGAATCAAATCTTCATCAAGTTCTTCGCACACGAACTTTAAATTTTTGTTGGTGCACCATTTTTGAATTGTTAATGCTCCACTTCCAGAACACATGTCGTAAACCCAAACTTCATTTTCTGATTCAGTTAGACTGGAAAGTAGTTTTCCCAAACTTTTTGGTGTGAAATCCTGTTTTTTATTTTCTCTATCTGCCATAAAGAATTGCCATATTTTTTGCAGATAGTCTGTTTCTAAATCATTATTTATAAGCTCTAAATATTTAGAACAATTAGAATCAGTCAATAAGTCTAAATTGAAATCTTCCAGTTCTCCAAATATTTCTTTAAATTTTTCTGTTAATTCTTTTAACTCCAATTTTCCTCCTTTTTTTTTTAACTTCCACTCTCAATTATTCCTGCCGTGTACGGCAGGAAGTGTTTATTAAATTTTGTGATTAATGTCCTTGAATATTTCCTTAACCTCGCATCTATGTCCAGATTTTTATCTGTGAACATCTGTACAACTTTGAAATTCACGATTATATCTTTTAAAGTTTCAAGGGCTTCAGCAACTTCAGGGTCTTCACACGGAAGGTCGTCCTTCCATTTTTCGGAATAGAATTTATCAAAAATACCTCTTAATCCGTCATACAGTGCATGCATCCCCCTGTCACGGTAGATTTTATTATCGAAATTATATTTTTTCTTCATTTCGGGGCTATGGAACAGGAATGTCATCCTTACAGTCTGTTCAATCAGACTTTTCATGCCCTCATAATTTTCAAGCATCGGATAGTTACCCATGCTTTTAATTTTAACTTTCTTCATGTCAAGCTCCCTGTTTGGTTCCGGACAATGTCTGTTAAGTCCAAGCTGTCCAAAAAGCCTGAACCTGTTCAGCAGATATCCTGATGCCTTGTACGCTGAGAACAGGAACATGTGCACCTCCCCGTTCTCAAGTATTTCTTTTTTAACTTCCTTCTTATCGAGTTTTTTCGTTTTTATTTTTCTCGCCATTATTTTTCACTCCTGTCCCCACGTGTCCAGATGTGCTCCGCATGCATCGTCCCATAAAGCATGTCTGTAAGTCACAATCGCATCGTAGATCCCCTCAAGTGCAATCAGCTGTTTTTCCGTAAGTGAGTTCTTTGATATAAACTGCTGTTCTATCGACATAAGGAAAAGTTTTATTTCAGTTTTATCTGTATTTTCCTTGCAGTATTTTATCTTGTCGAGTATCCTGTTAATTTTTCTGATTTCAATTACTTCCTGTACCGTTACCATTATTTTTCACTCCCTTATATTTTTCTATTCTAGCCTTCAGACTCTGCAGCAGTTCCTCCTGTATGTTGCCTTTACTCTGCAGTGCCTTCATGACGTCCTCGTCACGTGTGTTACTGCACACAAGGTGATGAATTATGACTTTCTCCTTCTGCCCCTGCCTGTGAAGTCTCTTGTTGGCCTGCTGGTAGAGTTCAAGGCTCCAGTTAAGTCCGAACCAAATGACATGGTTCCCTCCGTCCTGCAGATTCAGGCCATAAGCCGCACTTGCGGGATGTGCAAGCAGGATATCAATTTTTCCGCTGTTCCAGTCCTTTTCATCCTGTACTGTCTTAAGCTCCCCCACTCTCAGTCCTGATTTGGCCAGTGCACTTTTCATCCTGTCGAGGTCATGCTTAAAACTGTAGAACACCAGTGCCGATTTCCCGTTAAGTTCCTCCACCAGTTCCATGAACCTCTCAATCTTGCACTTATGAATTTCATGCACATCCCTTTTTTCGTCATACACGGCTCCGTTACTTAACTGTAAGAGTTTATTCGACAGTGCCGCCGCATTTGCGACTGTTATTTCTTCAAGACTGTTAAGCTCCAGTATCATCTGCTTTTCAAGTTCCTCATACTGTTTCCTTGCTTTCGCATCAAGCTCCACACTGACTATGTTGTCCACCACGTCAGGCAGTTCAAGGTAATCCTCCGCCTTCATGGACACGCATATGTCAGCTATCCTGTCCATAATGGACTTGTCTGAACCCTGCTTAAGTTCATACTCGCCATACGGATTGTTTCCATATCTGTAAAAATTGAAATATCTCTCCCTGAATGCCGTTATATTTTTTCCCAGCCGTTCTCCCTGATCCAGCAGGTAAATCTGTGCCCATATGTCCTTAAGACCATTCGGTGCGGGAGTTCCCGTAAGTCCTACAAGTCTCTTAATCTTCCCCAGCACAAGTTTAAGTGCCTTGAACCTTTTTGCCTGATGGTTCTTAAAGCTTGAGAACTCGTCTATGACTACCATGTCGAATGGCCAGTCGTTCCTGTAGTAGTCCACAAGCCATGGTATGTTCTCCCTGTTGATCACGTATATATCAGCAGGGGTGTTCAGTGCATTAATCCTTTTCTTTTCTGAACCCAGTACAGCTGAGAATTTAAGGAGCTTCAGGTGATCCCATTTTTCTGCCTCCCTGAACCATGTGCTTTCTGCAACCTTTTTCGGTGCTACGACAAGTACCCTGCTGACCTCGAACATGTTAAGCTTAAGTTCATCTATGGCCGTAAGCGTTATTATTGTCTTTCCCAGCCCCATGTCAAGCAGAAGCCCGACTTTTTCAGTATTTACAACTTTATCAATGCAGTACTTCTGATAATTATGTGGCTTGAACTTCACTTTGCCTTCCTCCTTCAATTTCCAGTATCTCTTTTATTTTTTCCCTTGAGTCCGCGATATACACCCTCTGTCCGTACGCCCTTATTTTCTCAATCTGCCTATCCTGTAAAGGTCTTGTTGTTTTCCCTGTTGCCTTAAGCTCCACGAAAAACAATGTTCCGTTCGGCAGAAGGCACAGTCTGTCCGGGACTCCTGCATGTCCGGGGCTCACAAATTTATATGCGGTGCCCCCCAATTTTTTTACTTCGGACACAAGGTATTTTTCGATTATACTTTCCAACATTTTTTTGCCTCCTTATTTTTACCCACCTACAATCTTCACATACGCGCGTATATAGAGACTATAAAATAGGTAATTTAGGTAATTTAGGTACGTATAACAGTATTACCTAATTTATCTAATTTATCTAATTTAACCTTATATATGAAAAGTTTGTAGTTTTGTAGTTGTATTTAATGTAAGTATTAATTTTACTGACTTTGAGTTACCTACATTCTACCTACAAAGTCACCTACAAACTACATTCTCAATTTTTTTAATTTTTTCTTAACCTACAAAGTTTGTAGGTAATTTTGAGATTGTAGGTGACTTTGTTTGTCACTTTGTAGGTAATTTTTCTACCTAAATTACCTAAAATATAAAAGTTTGAAAAAGATTGTAGTTTTTGTAGTTATACCTATTTATCTTTTTTTTTTGAATCCTCTCTGATTGCCGTAATCACCGTACTTCAATGGTGTTTTATGACGTTCCCAGCCTTCCATATTTTCAAGGATGCCGTTGACTTCCATACTGTCTGAATTTTTAATGTAAGCCTTTTTCATCTCGAAGCATTCGACCAGTATTTCTGCCGCACAGACTCTGTCCCTCGGAACTGTTTTTATCCCTGATTTGTCAAATCCTTCGAAGTAGTAGTTTTTTCTTTTAGCCGTTCCCCATTTATGCCAGTCTTCAGGGATTTCTTTCTCAAGGAAATCCTTCACCATCCCCTCCCTGGAATTTACGATTCTGTGTTCTTCCTGCTTCTGTTCTGCGATTTTAAGTTCTTCCCCTGTCAGGAATAGGCTTTCACCCAGTACGTAGTTCATGTATGCTTCTGCCCATATCTGATCTCTTTCGGCATCAAGGTCTTTCCATATGCTCTTTTTAGGTTTTTCGGTTCCTACTTCGACTGGCCAGAACCTCCTGTTCCCTGTCCTGTCCCTTAGGAACTCACTGTCGTTTGAAGTTCCAAAGAACACACATCTTCTCGGGTATTTCTCGGTCACGTGGCCATACGCTTTCCTGTATATGTCGTCCTGCTTACTCAGGAACTGTTTTATAAGATTGGTTTCACTTCTGTTGAATCCTGTAAGTTCTCCAAGTTCATTTATCCACGTTCCCTGAATCAATTCTGCGGCTTCTTTGCCTTCGAAAGTCTGAAGGCTGTCCGAGTACCACTCACCTCCAAGTTTAGCAAGGAAAGTACTCTTGCCTATACCTTGCTTACCTGTGAAGATGGGCATGTAATCATACTTCACCCCGCCATCGATAGCTCTCGCAACCGCAGCCGTCAGTGATATTCTCATAACTGCCCTTGTATAAATGTCATCCTCCGCCCCTAGATAATCACTCAGAAGAGTTTCCAGCCTAGGCGTGCCATCCCATCTAACACTTTCGAGGTAGATTTTCACGCTGTTGTACTTGTTCTTGCTTGACACTATGAGAAGAGCATCGTTTACCTTGTTTACTCCGGTAAGACCATATCTATTTTCGAGGTAGTTTCTCAGTCCACTGTCATCCACTTCCTCATATTGTCTTACATAGTTCCGGCTGTCCCATGGAAGAGCCCCCGTAACCATTGCCCTGTTGGCAAATTCATCTATTGCGAACTTCCCTTTCAGGTTGATATCATTGTCCAGCACGAGTTCCATATTTTTTATTGTTCTCGCATTGTTACCTTTATCGTTCTGTTCCAGCTGATCCATCCATGACAGATCTGTTGTTTCATCATCCACTGTTGTGAAATCCTTGGCCGCCTTTTCGTACTGTTCCCTGTTGAGTATTGCGGACACTTCCCTTATACCCCTCGCAAGTTTTGACATCTCGACGAATGACGGGAACCTGTTTGCGGGAGTCCCTTCCTTCACATCCGCGTCCATGTCTGCGAACTTGTGGAGTCTTACCATGTCGAATGCATTGCACAGCTTACCTCCTGCAGGGTCAGTGGCATGGTGCGAGTATACGAAGATATCATCATATATCACTGCCCCTCCATACGTGCTCCCCTGGGTGTAGGTCATCCTTTTCCCGTCATCGGATATGTCGTACTCTTCCGGAATAAACTTTTCCACAGCTTCGGCTATGGTAAAAGTTTTGCAGAAAGCTCCTATAATCCCTGATTTTTCAAGAGGGTTTTCCTGTTTTTTAAGCATCTTTTCTGCCATTTTTTCCGTTCCCGGAACCTGTGGCCACTCCGTCATGTCCTTCCAGTCCTCATACATTGCAAGGATTCCGTCAACTGACAGTGGAGCCTTTTCAAGATTGAACCTGTATAGATATCTGCTGTCCACCGAACAGCTTGCCCAGAACATCAGCCTAGCGGGTTCAAAGGTGGTAGGGTCGCACATGGCCATACCTATCATCTGAGCCACTTTCCTTGCCACAGGCTCATATTCATCGGGGGACATGCTCCTGTCTGTCACGATAATAACCCTTAACCTTGGCCTGCTCTCCATGTGCTTACGTGTGCCGTACACGGCGTAGGACATGTTGAGGCTTTCGACCTTGTCAATAACTTCTTCCGTTTTTCCCGGCTCTATGTTGTCAAGGTCTAATGTTATTAAGTCCCTTGACAGCAGGTTCACGTTTTTTCTTATACCGTCCTTCAGTTTTCCTGCAACAAAACCTCCGACGTCCTTAAGCTCATCCTGTTTTGACTTCGGAAGTCTCAGGAAGTCTTCAAACTTCTCGGCAGTCCTTGTCGGTGTTTCAAGTCTCTTGACGAACTCGCTCCATAAAAGCTTTTCTGTTTTCCATCTTGTCTCCTTCCTGCTACCTGCAGTACTTATCACTATTTCCCTGTTGTACATTTTTACCTCCTTCCTACTTCCTAATCCTTCTTATAATATCCCGTTTCAAATCCGTCTGCCCTCAGAATCAGCCCTTTAGCCCATTTAAGTTCTTCTCCCATCAGGTCGCATACTTCCTTTACAGTAACGTCCATCGGGGCTTCCAGCACAACTTCATCGTGTATATGCATCACTATCTTATATCCTTTATCGGTCAGTTTAAGAATTGTTGCAGCGAGACAGTCACGGGCTATTGCCTGCACGATGTTCTCCACAAGCTTTCCACCATAAGTTTCGGCTGTTTCCCATTTGCCTGAAACCTGATTCGGTGCCTTGTAGGTAATTACTGTTGCCCCCCAGCTGTTCTCCCTTGTTCCAGGACTGACATAATGGAGCTTACGGCCACTCGGCAGGATTACCGTCAGGAAGTCGAGCCCTTTTGCAAGATCCCCTTCCCTTGAAAAAAGTATTCCGTTTACCGCCTGTTTTGTTCCGTTCAACACCACTTCTGTGGCAGCATTTCCTATGGCATACCATAGGTCCACTATTCTCTTATTTGAATTTCTCCACATTCTGACAATTTCAGGAAGTTCCTCCTCAGTAAGTCCCATATTAATTGCACCCATGGCCATGAGGGCTCCGCTTGACCCCTGATAACCGAGTGCAAGTTCCGCAACCTTCCCTTTCTGTCTCAAGTGGTAGTTCTCCTTGCCTTTTGCTATTGTCGATATGTCCACACCGAACATCTGTGATGCCGATGCCTCATAGATTTTTCCGTGAGTCCTGAACACGTCAAGTCTCCACTGTTCGCCCGCAAGCCAGGCGATTACTCTTGCTTCTATTGCCGAAAAGTCGGCAATTACAAATTTCTTTCCTTCCTCCGGAACAAATGCTGTACGTATCAGCTGGCTTAAAGTGTCAGGTATATTGTCGTATAGAATGTCTAAAGTCAGCAGGTCTCTTCTTTTTACCATGTTCCTTGCATCATCAAGGTCTGACAGATAGTTCCTAGGCAGGTTCTGTACCTGTACAAGTCTTCCAGCCCACCTTCCTGTCCTGTTCGCTCCGTAGAACTGTAAAAGTCCCCTCACTCTTCCGTCTTCACAGAGGGCATCTTTCATGGCCACATATTTCTTCGTGCTTGTCTTACTCAGTTCCTGCCTTATTTCAAGCACTCTTTTTACGTCCCCTTCAGTTTCCTGAATAAGATTTTTAACTGTCTCCTTCTGAAGATTTTCGACATTTATGCCTTTATCTTTTAACCATTTCAGTAACTGCACTGTACTGTTAGGATTCTCAAGTCCAGTCAGTCCCTTCGCCTCATTCAGCAGATATTCATTCCAGGTGTCACTGATAAAAAGTGCACTTTCAACAAGCTCACTGTCCACTTTAATACCTTCGGCATTCATTCTGACATCAGTATGCCACAGCTTCCATTCAAATTTTGGAAGTTTTATCCCTTCGAGTTTTTCCTTTATTGACATTTCTGCCACCACGTCCTGCCTGTTATATTCCTTGTAAAGTTCCCACTTTTCAGGCTCGTGGTGTGGCATGTTTCTTGTTCTTCCGCCGTTCCTTTTTGTCGGTCTGCATGGAACGGAGAAAAGTCTTATAAGAGCCTTACCTGTTGCGGATTTTTTCTTATCATTTTCAAATCCCATTGCCTTCCCGACCTTGCCCAGTCCTCCCGGATAACCTGCATAATATGCATGTATCATGGTACATCTCCACTGTTCGAGATTGGTCCTGTACCCTGCCTGGTTAAGGCAGTACCATTCAAAAGCCGCATTATATGCCCTGAGTTCCGTTTCTCCGTCATTAAGCATTCCTACAACTTCCTCCGGCACTACCTCACCTTGTGCAAGGTCTATCACTTCAACGGGCGACCCGTTAAGCGAATAGGCAAAAAGAAGGATTTCAAAATCCGTACTCTGTGCATACTTATACAGTCCTGTCTTTGAAATATCCTCACTGCTGTAAGTTTCAATATCTATGTTCAGTACATTCATTCGTTATCCTTCCTTTTTAATTAATATAGTTCTTCATCCTCAACCGGAGTGAAGTCCTGCTGAGCCGTTCTTCCTCCTGCAAGCGGTTCTCCGTCCGACACCTTCTGTACATTTCCAAGTCCAGCACCTATTCCTTTTTTCCCTGTGAACATGTAAGGGAAAAAGTTTACCGTTACATTTGCATAGATTCCGCTGTAAATTTCAGATTGGTCCATTATAGGATTCACGTACTTGTCCACTACCTGAGGCGGATAATCCGTTTTTGCCGATGCTGTAAACACCCAGTGTCCTTTGCACTCAGGTCCGAAAGGTTCCCCGTTCTGTTTTACTCCGTCACCGTCCCAAATAGGAGTTGGGACATGAGGTGGCTTGACACCGTTCCATTTTTCAGCTGTTCCTATTTTTATTGCCTCCGCAATTGCAGCATCAATTTTCTGTTTTGCTGCTGTATCTGATTTCGGTACAAGTATTGTTGTGCTATATTTTTCTTCCGCTCCCGGAGTTGCTGCATGTGGCTTAAATAAGTGTACAAAGCTTAGTCTTCCTCTTACGTTTATTCTAGTGTTCTGATTTTTTTCCATATATTATCATCCTCTCTTAATCTATTATTTTTTCAAATTCATCTTCTGCATTAATAACATCATTTACATACGGAGCCCTTTTATCCGACTCCATTACAAGTGTAGGCTTGCCTTTAGGCTTTATTATCAGTTCGCCCACGTAATCATTAAAATCTTTCTTCCCTATTGCCCCTTCGAGCTGGCTTAATGTCAGCATCTTACGTTCATACATCAGCTCCTCGGCTATTCCTTTGTCCTTAAGTATCTCAAACGCTTTTTCAGTATCCGAGAACGTTCTCACTGACCTTCCTTCAACAAGCTTCCACCCTGGAACTGTTTCACCTTTCAGGATTGCCTGCTGGCAGTAGTTCTCAATGTCCTTGACCCATTTCACGACATCCTGTGCCCTTTTAAGTATATCGCCCATTTCAGTATTACTTAAAATGTTACCTTTAAGCTTCATTTCGGTTTCAAGTTCCATGTTCATTTCCGCCCTTGCCCTGCAGACTGCTTTTGCCCTGCAGAACGTACATTGTCCCGGAACAAAATTGCCTTCGGCATTAAATGCCCTTTCAGCGTTAGGTTTAACTTCTTTTTCCGCCCACTCCACAAGCTCCTCTGCCGATATTTCCCACACGGAAATGCTGTCCAGTCTCGGCTGTACAATTCCCATGTTGACCGTCTCGATGTCCTCAAATAATGAGTACTCGAGATATGCACCTAACGAATAGAGCATAAGCTGTGGGTTATTTTCCGCAAATACAGGTACACCTTTTCCATATTTCAAATCCCTTACGTATAAGGTTTTATCATAGACCGTTACAAAGTCGCACGTCCCGAACCCTTCGGGAACATATGCACTGAAATCTACTTTCTTTTCGATTGATGCCACGGCGGGTTTATCAAATGACATCATAAGCTCCTTGATATGTTCAAGGTAGGCATCCGTGTAGGCATCCATCTCAGGCTTATACAGTTTATTCGCCTTAAGTTTCTTCAGTCTGCTGTTGTAAGTCCGTGCACCCATCGGGCTTGTGTATTTTGTCAGCTTGAGTTCTGAAATCTCATGTGCCAGTGTCCCCTCCTCGGCATATTCTGAAGTTGTTTCAGGGAACAGTTCCTCAAGCCTTGCACTTGGATTGCAGTTCATCCATCTTGACGCCCCGCTTGCCGAAAGCAGGGCATGATCCCTTTCCTTGTGGTTTATCATATTCTCACTCCTAATTCCCTTAAATCGTTCGCAAATGCGTCATATAGTTTAGGGTCAAGTTCTGTCAGTTTTGACAGTTTATATTTCCCTTTTATTAATTTGGCGACCTCTGAGCCTAGATTCATCGTTGATGCCTCGTGACATCCTGCCTTAAGCTGGTCATAGCTCCACCCCTGTGTTTCTTCCTTTGCAGGAGTTTCTGCTTTTTTAGGTTCTTCATCTTTTGGGGTTTCTACATTTTTAACAGGTATTTCTTCCTTTTTCTCAGGCTCCACTTTTACGTCATTTGTCTGCCAGTCCCCTGTTTTTGTTTCTGTTTCCGCCTTTTCAGGGTTTTTAACTTTTTCAGCTACTGAAGCTGCTATGTTCTGTACTGGATTATTTTCTAGTCCTGCCAGTGCTTTAGAAAAGTTCTCTATTACTTTTTTACTTCCTTCTTCAATTTCAAAAATTATTTTTACTTCCATTATTCGTTCCCTCCGTTATTTTTGTTATATTCATCAGCCGGTACCCATTCAATGTTGTCAAATGCGAATTCTACCATTTTAGTTATCACGTCCACCTTGCTCCACCCTGTTTCATTTGATACGATGTCAAGCAGGTTATGTGTACTTGACCTTATTCTTATAGGTATTCCGTAGTCTTTTTCATTTTTTATTACCGGTTTCTTCGGTAATCTGAGTTTTTCCATTATTTGCCCCCTCCCCTATTCTCTTAATGCAAGTGGCATTATTAAGTAAATCCATTTACTGTCGGTTTCACCACTTACAAGCACTGCGTTCTTATTATTTGACATTTCCATGATGGTCAGGCTGTTCTTAGTTTTGCTTAAATAATCTATCAAAAATTTAATATTCAGTGAGATTTTCAAGTATTCTCCTATGTGTACTGTATATATTTTCTCCCTAAATTCAGTAAACTCGTTTGATGTTTTTACTGTCAGACTGCTTTCGCTAAAATCACTGAAATCAAATACTCCTCCGTTTTTTGCATCTTTATTATTCTTTGCAACGAGAACAGCTTTTTTAAGTGTCGCAAGGAAAACTTTAGTATTAAGCATTACTTTTTTATCGTTTTTTAACCCTTTAATTATCGCTTTGTAGTCGGGGAATGAAAAACTGACATGATTAGCCCTGATTTCAACACTTCCGAGCTTGAAGATAATCTCTTTACTGTTAGACATTACCAGTACAGTACCTTCCAGTCCCTGTACCTTTGACTTCAGAGCTTTGATTAACCCTTTCACTGCCTTGAGGGGGATACTTGCACATATCCTATGTGCTTTCGGTTCCAGTATTTCTGTTTCACACATGGCTAGCCTGTAAGTGTCTGTTCCTACAGCTGTCAGTTTATTATCTTCCGTCTCCAGTCTCACACAATTTACCGCGACGTTCTCGGGGTCGCATGATGTTGAAAATTCTACTTTTTCCAAAATATCTCTGAGTTCTGAACTTTTAATTTTAAAATTCAACGCTTCCGCAGTGTCCTCTTTAAATCCCGGATTGTACTCATGTAAAGGGATTTCAGACGTGTAGTTTTTTGTCGTAATTTTTATTTTGTTATCACAATCTTTAATTAATATCTCCGTATCAGGAGCCTGTTTTATTGCAATCTTGAACATCTTACAAGGGATGGCCACCTTTCCTTCTTCCTCCACATGCCCGTTAATTCTGACTTTTGCACATGTCTCAGAGTCAGAAGCGAAGATTTCAATTCTGCCATTTCCGTCTGTTCTAATGTGAACAAGCTTAAGATGTTCCATGCATGCCCTCTCCGTGCTTATGAAATTCTCGGCCACTTCGACTGCACTGAGAAGTTCCTTTTTTAATATTTTTAATTCCATATTGATTTTTCCTTTCGTTAGTGCTATACTTTTATTGTTATACTTTTATGACTAGTCGATATTGCCGGTATCGGCTTTTTTTAGTTCTGAAAGAATGACATAATAACTAAATCTTTCAGGTTTGGATTTTTCAAATTCTTCTGTATTTTTGTATATGTAAATCTTTTTTGGCGTGTCCCATTCATCCAATCTGCTCCATCTGTCTCCACAGCATGAGCAGTCAACCCCTTTCTCAACCCCGTCAAAATAAACTTCTTTTGGGGTTACTTCCTTATCCGCTACTGCAAGATGTTCATAACTGTGTGTTGTGACTTCCATACATTTCACAGGCAGTATTAACATATTATCTTTATAAGTTTTTCTTATCTCCTTAGAATATCCGCCACTGTTATTCTGCCAATACACATACATATAATTTATTTGCATTTAAATCACCTCCTTTCCATCTTTATAAAGTTCGTCCAGGATCATATAGTAATCCTCGATTGTTTCATAATAAATTCCTTCCAAATCAGGTATTTTTAGTCACTCTCCCTTCTTAATTTTATAGATTTTGTTCATCACTTTGACTACATTTAAACCTGTTTTTGTTAGTTCCGAATCCTCAGAAATCAGTTTCCGTCTGTTCAGCATCAGCAGTTCCGCCTTTGATACGAGTAACAGATTATCAATGCTGAGGTTCAGCTTGTTACCGTCTGCAAATATGATGGAATGTTTCTCCGGAATAGGTCCGTGAACCTCTGTCCAAATAAGCTTATGTTTATACTCCCACACGTTAGGCTCCGCTATTTTAGTCTTAACGTATCCGTCAGTGGTTACCGCATCCTCTCCAACTTTCATTTTATTGTGAGGGGTAGCCCCTTTCCTGAACGTTGTTTTGTTACCTGTTCCGGGGAACTTCTTCCCTTTATTGTGTGGGGTGATTCCCTTTTCAAAACGACCTGTTAGCCCTGTTGAAATTTTATGATTTCTCAATGTTTCCTTAAGTTTTTTCGAATTTATTTGGAACTCAAATTTTTTGTTGAACATTTCCACGATTTCGTGATAATGCCTTCCGTGTGCGATTTCCCGGATATAGTCAAGTTCCTCTTTGGTGTACCGTCTCGGTGCTTTTTTAACCATTTCTTATCCCTCCAGCATCTTTGGGAGCTGCAGGTCGGCATTCAGTCCTTCTTCCTTAAGTTTTACTGCTCTCAGGACAGTGTTGGCGTTGTCGATTATTGTTGATGCAATCTTTACGACTGCCTCCGACCTTGCCACCTCCACGTTAAGCTTTTCCTGTGTCATTTCCTCGTCGCCCAGTCTTTCCAGTTGTGCGAACAGGTGGTTGTTAAGGTCTTTTAATGTGTTCTGCATATCCTTCTTCCTCCTTTAGTCCCATTTTGTTTCTTTGAAGTACACCCACGTCATGGCCACTAATGCTATCCACAGGGCATGAACTACTACTTTAACAACTATGTCGTCGGCAAATGATTTTGTTTGGTTCAGCACTAATGCAACGATAAATGTTCCGTACCACACTAACGCTTTTTTAGTTTTCATTGTCATTTTCTATCCCTCCTTTTTTAATCATATCCGCCGCGATGTTATTTGCCAGCGAGTGTATCAGCCTTGTCACGTCCTCCCCGTTCACGATTATGACAGGGAAGTTCCCATATTTCATGTAGTGCACCACAGCCTCCTCGGGTATGTGGTAGTCCCAGCCACCTCTTGGTCTTGAGGGGGTAGGAGGTATTGTCTGTATCGCCGTCCCAAACTTATATCCACCCCGCTGTAATCCGATTCTTACGGCAGATTCAGACTTGTGGATACGATTGGAACATTCTTTAATGGTCAGAGTATTGTTTTTCATGTTTCCAAGATCCTTTCGTATTTTATTTGTTCACTTTAAGTGTCTATATTGGGCAAAAAAATTTCAGAGTTTAGACTGCCATTTCCTAGCCCCAATATATCAGATAACTTGTAAGCTTCCTGAACAGTGAATTCATTTACATTACTTATTTTTAAAGCCAGCCCCTGCGGAGTTATACCTAACTGCTGGGCTACAAATTTGTACTTGAGCCCTTTTTCTTCTATTAGGCTCCTTAGCAGTTTTTCGTCTACCATTTTTAATCACCTCACTTTTCGTTCACTGTAAGTGTCTGAAATTATAATATCATATTGTTTGTTTAAAGTCAACTATTTTTTCAAAAAAAATAAAAAATAGTTGCTTTTTAGTGTCGAATAGGGTATAATCTAGTATCATAAAAGCGGGAGAAAAATTATGGATATATATGACAAAATTAAATATTTAAGAGAAACTAAAAAGATGAGTCAGGAAGAACTGGCCGAAAAAATGGGATATAAATCAAAAACATCTATACATAAAATCGAACAGAAGAAAACAGATATACCACTTTCAAAAGTTAAGGATTTCGCAAAGGTTCTTAACACTACCCCCGAATACCTCATGGGTTGGGAAGAAAAGAAGGAAACTTTCAATCCCTATTTCGTTGACACTTCTGTGCTGACTGCAACAGAGCTTGAAGAGTTTAACAGAGTTACGGGAGTTAACAAGCAACTGTTTTTTAATGATGTGGACGAAGAACATGACATGGCCTTATTCAAACAGGCGGTTGTAGACTTGCTAATTAAAAAGAGAGAAAATAAAAAATAGGTGATTGGATTATGGCAAAGAGGAGTTTTAAGAAACTTGCAGAAAAGCTTATGGATGAGCACGGAACAAGTGACCCTTTTAAAATTGCCGAGCGTGAAGGGATTCAGATAATCTACTTGGATTTTAAGGCATGGCTCGGCTTATACACATGTATTGATGGAGTGAAAACTATTTTTATTAACAGTAACATACCTGAGTTCTCACAAAAAATTGTATGTGGCCATGAACTTGGCCATTCACAACAGACTTTTAAAGAGGCCGTGTTCATGAAGGAAAATTATCTTTTCGGGGTAAATAGATTAGAAACAGAAGCAAATGAATTTGATGCGGTTCTAGTTTTTTCTGAGGAAATAAATGATGAAGATTTGACCGATTTTGATATAAATCTGTTAAATGAATTAAAAAAATATTTATAAATAAAAGGAGTGAATGAAAAATGATTTTAGCTTTGGTATTAGTTCTTATTTTTCTATTTGCGGTCTTATGTTTTTTAATAAGATTCCTAGTAAAAGTGTCAAAATCTGTAAAAGATCAAAAGAAAAAAATTTTGCAGGAAAATAAGGAACAAGGTATTGTCAAGAGGTATCCGCCTCTAGTACATGTGACAGGGTTAGATATACCTGAAAACATTCAGGTGAATGTGTTTTTAAAAACTGATAAGCTGACTATAACAGGAGCAGGAAGAGAATACAATCTGAACTTTGACAAAATAGTAAGCTCGGAAAGTCATGTAACTATGGATATCAAGGAATATTACCGTTCAAGCACATTAAAAGGAGTAACAGGAGCAGCTTTGTTTGGGCTACCTGGAGCGGTCATTGGAAGTGCTCCAACTAAACGGGAAGTAAAGACAGATGTTAAAAGTTTTGCTGTAATATCGTTTACGTCACAGTCAGGAGAAATTGCAACAATCATATTAAGCGATGTATTACTGAATACAAGATATGCATCTGACCTGGTGGCAAGACTGAAACCTTTAACACCGGATAAAAATCTCGAGACAGTAAATCTATAAAAATAAATAATCTCGATATAAAATATCTAAATAAAAAGGCCCTGCGACCAACAGGACCTTGAAAATATGTGTGATATACACGACATACTCTAACCAGTATTAAGTATATCACACAACTTTAAATTATGCAAGGAGTGTGATTTTTTAATGAAAAACCCAAATG